CGATGCGCGCGGTGGTGTCGCCCGCGGGCGACACGCCGATGCGCTGGGCGCCGTCGGCCGCCGGCGAAGCGCCGAAGCGGCGCGCGCCGGCGAGCCGCCCGGCGACCTCGGCCAGGCCGGCGACGAACGTGACCGCCACCACGAACAGCGCGCCCGCGGCGATCGCGCCGCCGCCGACGCCGCCCGTGGCGCTGCCGGCGAGCAGGCTCGCGGCGACGCTGAGCGTCTGCCCGGCGGTGAGCGCGGCGCCGGTGGCCGCGCCCGGCAGGATGCTTGTGACGTTGGCGCCGAACGTGACGCCGGCCGCCAGCGCCGCGCCGGTGGCCGTGCCGACCACCAGCGACGCGCTCGCGGTGAGCGTGACGCCGGACGCGGTGGCGCCGCCGCCCGCGCCCTGGTTGAACAGCAGCAGCAGGCTCATGCGTGCACCGTGAAGCCGGTCACTTCATTGCCCGTGATGGCGGTGTTGTCGGTGGCGCCGCGCGCGCCGGTGACGGCGCAGGTGATGGCGGTGCCGAAGGCGACGCCGCCCTCGATGTGGAACTCCACCGGCACGTTGGTCGGCAGCAGCACGTCCATCACCGCGGAGGTGGTGCCGAGCGTCGGGCTGACGACGTTGAACACCTTGAAGAAGCGCGCCGAGGCGTTGGTGTTGGTCAGCACGAAGCCGAGCAGCCGCCCGGCCGAGCCCTTGATGGTCTGCACCGCGGGCGTGGCCGGGCTGTTGATGATGGTGGGCGTGCCGCCGCCGGTGGCGTTGGCGCGGTACTGCACGCCGACGTCGCCGATGGCGTTGGTGCCGGCCGCCAGTGAGCCGGTGCCGATGTTGGCCGTGACGGTGCCGGACACCGCCTGCGCCGAGGCGAACTGCACGGTGACCGGCGCGACGGTGCCCTGCGGCCGGAAGCCGGCGACGTACACCGGCACGTTGGCCAGGTCTTCGACGCTGACGAAGCCGACCGTCCAGGTGGTGCCGGAGGCCGGGTTGGTGGTGCCGTTGTAGGCCCAGATGTACAGGTACAGCGCCACGTCGTCGTCGGGAATGACCTCGACGCGCGAGGCGCGCGTGGTGACGTTGGGCGTGGCGCTGGAGGCGACCAGCATGTCCGACCAGTAGACGTTGCGGCCGTCCGCGTGCGTCTGCATCACGTGGCCGGGCGAGGCCGTGGTGTTGATGGTGGCGACGGTGTCGCCGCTGGCCCAGCCGTTGCGCTGCGCGTCGACGTTGGCGTTGGTCGCCGTGGTGCCGGTGTACAGCGTGCGGTAGTAGTTGCGGCCGAAGCAGTCGACCGTGCAGCTGCCGGAGGCCGGCCAGCCGGCCACGGTGAGGTTGAAGTTGTTGGCGTCGACGATCGAGGCGATGGCGTAGCGGCCGGGCACGCCGTTGGCGCCGGAGATCGCGCCGACGAACATGAACTGGCCGACGTTCTCGGCCGTGAAGCCGTGCGCGGTGCGCGTGACGGTGATGCTGGTGGCCGAGTTGATGGTGCACGACAGGCCCTCGCCCACCAGGTCGGCCAGCAGCACGGCGAAGTTGTTGTTGACGATCCGCTGCGACAGGATGGTCTTGTGCCGCTGGATCAGCGCGCCGGAGAACGTGTCGGTCGAGCGCGCGAGGAACTCGCTGTTGGCGGTGGTGCCGGCACCGACGACCAGGTTGCCGCCCGACTGCGACACCGTGACGCCGGTGCCCAGGCGCCGCTGCGTGAGCACGGGCTCGGACAGCGCCGAGCCGTTGACGTTGGAGAACGACGCCTGCCACACGTCTTCCGGCGCCTGGCGCACGACGAGGCCGGCCATGGTCGGGCCGGGGTTGTCGGCGAACACGCGCACGGGCGTGGTCGAGCCGGTGGCGCCGTCGACCAGCTTGATCTGCTGGTAGTCGTTGCCGCCGATGTCCTCGGTGGCGACGGCTTCGCCCGCGCCTGGAAGGGTGATCGGCATTTAGTTCTGAATCCGCAGGGTGGAGGCGTTGAGCGTGAACGTCGCCGCGGTGCTGGTGACGTCCGAGCCGAAGTCGTTGACGGCGACGAGCTCGTCGGCCGAGGCCGCGCCGCCGCGCCGCTTGTAGTACACGGCCTTGCGCGCGGTGATGCTGCTGCTGGCCCAGCTCGCGCCGCCCAGCGTGATGTCGATGCGGTCGTTGGCGAGGTCCTTGTTGACCGTGACCGTGACGACCTGCCCGCCGGCGCTGTAGCCGGTGCCGGCGACCTCGTTGGTGACGTCCGAGCGCTTGGTGTGGCTGTCCTTGTTCTCGGTGTAGGCCGAGGTGGTCAGCATCACCCAGAAGGTGTCGGTGTCGAAGTCGATCGCACCGCGCGCGGCGTCGTCGAGCGCGCTGTTGTAGATGAGACTCGCCACGGTTAAGTCCTCAGTCGACCGATGCGCCCGACGCGACGTGCGCGGGCGGTGTTGGGTGCCGGGCTTTGTGTTGCGGGTTGGTCCGCTCCACCGGCGCCGGCGGCCGTTGCCCCGGGGGAGGCATCCGGTTCAAAGAGCGGCGGCTCGACCTGCTGCGCAAGCCAGTCCCACTCGCGTTCGCGCCAGCGGCCCATGCCCAGGTACTGCGCGCCGGCGTAGCCGTAGACCCACAGGTCGAGCGGCTCGTTGCGCAGGCCCTTCTTGACGTGCCACTCGCTGCGCGGCCGGCCCTTGACGTAGCGGGTGATCAGCGTTTCGGCCGTCAGGCCCTTGAACCACTCATCCGGCAGCTCGACGCTGGTGTGGATGAAGCCGGGCCCGGCCTGCGTCAGCGCCAGCCGCTGGTAAAGCACGTGCTTGGCGGTGTCGCTGCCGACCGGCCACACGCGGGCGCCGGCCTTGATCTTCTTGCCCTTCCACGACGCGTCGATCTCGGTCGGCCGGCCGATGACGGGCTTGCCGGGCTGAGACTGGCCCTTGACGGCGATCCAGTGCCGGCCGGCGCGCGCCCGCGTCATGGCGTAGACCATGGCCGCGTGGTGGCCGCCGCTGTCGACGACGACCGCGCGCGGCCGCAGCGCGATGCCCCACGCATTGGTGAGCGGCACCGCGAGCAACTCGTCGAGCTGGCGCCACACGGTGTCCAGCGCCGGGTCGCCGTAGAGCTTGCCGTAGTCGATGACCCAGCATTCCTCGCCGCGGCCCCAGCCGTGCAGCGCGTACTCGAGGCGATCGCCCTGGACGTCGACGCTGGCGGTGACGAGCAGGCAGCCGCGCGGCACGCTGCGCAGCGGGTAGTTCTCGGCGCGCTTCTGCACCTCGGCGTCGGCGACGGTGGCGCCTTTCAGCTCCCACGTCTCGGCCAGGCGGGTGTTGGTCCACACCTGCAGCAGCGTGCTGTCGCCCTGCGCGCTCGCGGCCTTGGCGGCGAGGAACTCGGCGACGATGGTCGACCAGCTGAGCCAGCCCAGCGGCGAGTACAGCGAGTTGAGCCAGTAGCCGCGGACCCGGCTGGCCGGTTCCTCGGCGCGCCACTGGCCGCCGGCGAGCATGTCGCTCTTGGCGCTCTCGTCGATCAGCGCGCCGCAGTGCTCGCAGGCATAGCGCGCGGTGGCCGGGTCGTCGTCGACCCACTTGAGCTGCGCCCACTTGAGCACCTGGCGCTCGCCGCAGTGCGGGCACGGCACCCAGTAGCGGCGGCGATCGCTCGCCTGGTAGGCCTGCTCGATGCGGCTCTCGCCCTTGACGGTGCAGGTGGAGGTCTTCAGCCGCTTGCGCCGCGCGAAGGTGTCCTGCCGCTTCTCGGCGATGGAGATCGGGTCGCCTTCGTCGTCGACGCTCAGGCCGTAGGCGTCGATCTCGTCGAACAGCAGGTCGCGCGCCGGCATCGAGCGCAGGCCGGCGGCGCTGTTGGCCCCGGTGATGATCAGGATGCCGCCGTCGAACTCCTTTTCGAGCAGCGTGTTGCCGCTGTCGCGCGCGCGGGCGGGCTTGACCTTGTCGCGCAGCGCGGGCGTGGCCTCGATCAGCGCCGCCACGCGCTGCTTGCTGTAGCGCTTGGCGGTGTCCAGCGTGGGCTGGACCAGCATGATCGGGCCGGGGTTGTGGTCGATCGTGAAGCCGATCCAGTTGTTGCACGTCTCGGACTTGCCGAGCTGCGTGCCGAACCACATGACGACTTCCTCGACCTCGTCGTCGGTGAGCGCGTCCATCGGCTCGCGCAGGTACGGCGCGCGGTCGGTGCGCCACTGGCCGGGCTCGGAGGCGGCCTTGCCGGCCAGCTGCCGGTAGCGATCGGCCCAGGCCGACAGGCTCAGCCGCTCGCGCGGCCGGATGACCTCGGCAAAGGCGCGCGCCCAGACGTCGCCGCCGTCCTGGATGCCCTCGAACACGGGCTACTGCGCCGGGGCCGACAGCAGGTCGGCGACCTCTTGGCGCAGGCGGTCCATTTCGCGCTGCAGAACCTGCCGGATCTTGCGGCGCTGCGCGTCATCGGCGCCGCATTCCGCGGCAACACGGTCCGGCACCTGGTCCAGGTTGCCGTTGATCGCGTACCCGGCGCGGCGGGCCCGGGATTCGATGGTTTCGGTGGTCGCCAGCGTCGATTTGAGCTTGCCGGTCTCGAGCTCGGCGCGCTCGGCCTCCGCGCGCTCGCGGCGCAGGCGCCACTCGCTGGTGCTGAGCGGCTCCGGGATCGCGGTCGTCGCGCCGTTGCCCTTCTGCGCCAGCGACCGGCGCCGCTGCTCGACGTTGGTGTGCAGCCCGTACTGGATGCGTGCGGCGTCCAGGTCGAACTTGCCGTCAGCCGTGCGGCTGATCCGGCCCGTCTGTTCCGCCTTGCTGACGGCCTGCCGGCTGATGCCAAGCTCGCGCGCCAGGTCGGCGCCTGTCCCGTAGCGTGGCACCTGTCAACCTGCCCTCAGTGTCAATGATCCTGTCAACTCCCCACGCCCCTGGCACTAGCGAAATCTCGCGGTCGATTCGGACCCATGGTTGACGGCCCGGGAAGGACCCGCTAACGCTTGGTGGCGAACCTGAACTGACGCGCGAACTCGTCTGGGAAGCGCTGGCGCACCAGCTTGAGCAGCTCTTCGTTCACGCGCTTGGCGTTGAACATCTGGCCGACGTCGATCGTCATCACCGACTCGATGTCCTTCCTGCCCTTGCCTGTACGCCGCGCCACGAAGGTGCCCTGCGTTGTGCGGTTCGTGATCACGAACCACTTGGCACCTTTGAGCGGCGGCCTGTCCTTCCTGATCTTGACGCTGACCCCGCCCCGCTTTAGCTGGCGTGCGCCGAACGTGATGAGGTTGGTGGCACGCCGACCGAACTTAGACTGCACCTCCACCGTGACGCTGAGCGCTTCACGAAAGGCCTTGCGCACCTGGATGCGCTCCCGCACCTTGCGGGCCGTGATGTTGTAGCTGCCGCTGATCTCGCGGGTGGCCTTGGTCTTGACCTGATCGCCCAAGCGGTTGAGCGTGCGGGCGATCACCGTGCGGCCGAGGTTGCGCTCGATGGTGCGCAGTTCCTGCAGCACGTCGCGGAACTCAGCGCGGATGTCGAGCGCGATCGCCATGAAAGAAAACGGCCCGGAAAGGGGGCCGGGCCGTAAGGGCTGATGCGGAAGGAGACAACACAGCAGCGTGCCGAATTATGCGGCAAGCGTTTTACTGTTGAAAACCTGCCCGCGCGCGCTCGGCCTTGGCGCGGCGCTCTTCGGACCAGGTCAGGTAGCGCGCGTGGGATTCGCGCACCCGCGCGTACAGGGTGCGCGTGCTCATGTGCAGCGAGCGGGCCTTGCTCTCGGCGCCGGCGTCGCTCGTGTAGAACACCTTGACGGCCCCGCGCCACGGCTCGGCCAGCGAGGTGACGAAGCGATCGGTCTCGCAGCACTCGAGGTCGTCGAGCGGCACCCAGGCGCGCGGCACGTCGGACGGGTCCGGCGGCATGCCGTCGTAGCGCACCTGGGCGATGCGGGCGCGGCGGTCCTGCTTCACCCAGTCGCCCCAGCGATGCAGCAGCTCGTCGACCCACGCATGCTCGAATGCCACGTTTCGTCCCCCGGAGAAAGTTCGCAACTTCGGCAAATACCCCCCCTACCCCCCAACGTGTGGGAGATAGGGGGCTTCGGCGTGATATGCCGCATGTCTGCGCAGCGCCAGTGCGCAGTCCCCCCGCCATGCGGCGCGCCCCGAGGGGCACCACCCTAACGGCAGGTCACAACAACCTGTAGCGTCTCGTTCCGCGCGGCCCGCTAGCCCTTAGTCACAGCCCGGAGTGCTGTCGTTCTCATGCTCGCGCGCGTACCGTGCGGCCGCGCTCGAGGTCTTGAAACTGGTGCCCGTGACGAGCCGGCCGTGCAGCCACAGCAGGTAGCCCGGCTGGCCATGGACCAGCAGCTTGGCGATCCAGTGCTTGCCGTCGGTGATGGCGTAGTCGCCGTCGGATTGCCATGCCAATCATATCGCCCACGGCGACGGCTCGCGCCACCAGTCGCCGCGGACGACGCGGTGCGCGTGGGCGTGGGATACGCCGAACTCGCGCGCCACGAGGGCGGCGTTGTTGGTCTCCTGGTAGCGGGCGCGCATGGCGCGGGCGCGCTCCAGACTCAGCTTCACGTGGCGCCGGCGGCGCGCGCTTTCGGTGACGGCGAGCGAGTGCCGCAGGCCCACCGACAACGTGCCGCGCAGGCGCATGCGCTCCGACAGTTCGCGCCGATTGACGCGCTCCATGTGCTCGGGCGCGACGCAGTCGGGGCGGCCGCAGGTGCTGGTCATGCAGTCCCGGCGCGTCAGGCGCACGTCATGCAGCAGCTCGTACATCACGCGCCGCACCGCCACGCAGCGCCGGCCCCAGCCGATGCAGGGCGTCGATGCGCCGCCGTTGACGGCGCCGCGCCAGCGCCAGCACTCGTCCTCGACCTCGACGTGCACGCGCACGCGCACGCGCGCCAGCAGCTTCTCGTACGGCGTCATGCCTTGCGCCTCACGAGCCCCAGGCTCACCGCGTGAGCCTCGCAGTACACCTGCCCGGCGGCGGTCTCGTGCGTGGCGGGCCGGTCGCAGCGGCCCTTGCCGGGGTCGCGCGTGCCATTCTTGTTCCACTCGCAGCAGCCGTAGTTGCGCAGCGGCGCGACGTCGCCTTCGATCTCGTCTTCCCAGCGGCGGCCGTTGAGGAACGTGGCCGGGTGCAGGATGTAGCGGCGCTCGCTCTTCGTGTGCCGCCACACGTCCAGGAACAGCGGCAGGCGGCGCAGCACCTCCGCGCGGTCCTGCGCGGTGAGGCGCGCCCACGCGCGCTGCGCGTCGAGCTTGGCGACGCGGCGCGGGTACAGCGACCAGAACGCCTCGAAGTTGTCCGCGCTCAGCGCGGACCACGGAAACAGCGTCAGCACCTTGGCCATCTCAGCGCCGCGCCGGCCACTCAGCCAGCATCTGGATGCCGCACGGCGCGGCCGCGGCGGCCGTGTGCAGGCCGTACAGCTTCACCGGGCGCTTGGCCCACGCGGCGGGCTGCGTGCCGACCACGGACAGCTCCTCGGCCCGCAGCATCGCCTGCACCGTGTTGTTGGCGGACTGCGCCGGCAACTGCAGGTCGGCCATCAGCTCGCGCAGCGTGAACGCCCCGCGCGCCGCGCGGTCGCGGATCTGCAGGCGCACGCTCGACGGCGGACGGCCGCCCACGCGCCTCACAGGCCCGCCGCCTTGAGGTCGTCGATCACGTCGCGGATCGAGGCGCCCTCCTTGTAGACGCCGACGATCGGGTGGTCGAGCGCCAGCGTGTCGAGCAGCTTCTCGTTGATGCGCACCATGGCGCGGCGGCCGGTGTGGTTGACCACCGCCAGGCGCACCACGCTGTTCGTGAGCTGGCGCACCACGCGGCAGGCGAAGTCGTGGCGCTCAAGGTCTTCCTGCGAGCGCTGCAGGCCGCGCGGCAGGTCCGGCAGCAGCGGCGGCTCGTCGCT